GCATTGATCACCTCTTACTTGCTTGGGTCAAGGACAATCCACAGTTGTTCTATCCGTGGGAGAATGTGAAAGACCCAGACGAGAACGAGTTTATCTTTCATCCCAAAGCCGTGGGTCGTAAGCATTTCTTCACGCCACGTTCAGGTGAGAAAGCATCGCGCATCTTACAGAAACGTGCACACCTGAGTGACGTACAGTTGACGGCAGCACTGATAGGTACAATCGGTCAGCGCGGTGCGAAGGATCTCATGGCGTTCATACGACTAGCCGACAAACTACCTACGCTTCAGTCTATCAAAGACGATCCAAAGAATGCGCTTGTGCCTGATACGGCGGCGGCAAAAGTCATGGTCGTGTATCGTACACTGGCAAGTCTGGAGAAAGACTGGCTCAATGCGTGGATGGATTACCTTGATCGACTAGACCCTGAGACACAGGGCTTGTTTGCTAACAACGTTGCTTCACCGAAGTACAGCAAGCAATCGATGGTGATGACTAACAAGAAATTCACCGACTGGGCAATGGCAAACAACTACATGTTTGCAGCAGATAAAGTATAAGGAGGACAATTAATGTTTCTAGGAAATCTAACAGAAGAACAGCGGCTGTCAAAAGCCGTTGTCAAAATCATGGACAAAGCACCATATCTATCTGCGGTGCTGATGATCGGTAGGCGTGAGATTACCGACAATCCAAAACATCGAACCGCATACACAAACGGTAAAGACGAGTTCTACAACCGTGCGTTTGTGGCTAGTCTAAACGATGCCGAGTTGCGGTTTCTTGTGCTACATGAGGTATATCACAAATTGTTCAAGCATCTAACCACGTGGAAACATCTCTGGAAGAAAGACGCAGATCGTACTAACAGAGCGGCAGACCATGTGATCAACATCAAGATTGTAGATGAGTTCAGTCAAGATGGGTTTGCTACAATGACAGGCGTCTTGGAAAGCGGGTGTTATGATAGACAATACGTGGGTATGAATACACAGGAAGTGTTTAACTTGTTGCCCCCAAGCCGTGGCGGTGGTGACGGTGGTCGTGGCGGTGACGGTGGTCGTGGCGGTGATGGTGACGCAGATGGTGATGTTAGTCAACCGACTAACGAGCAAGGTCAACAACCATTCGATGATCACGATTGGGAAGCAGCCGAAGAAATGACTGAGGAAGATAAGCGTGAGTTGGAACGTGATATCGACGAGGCGGTGCGCCAAGGCAGTACGATTGCAGGCAAGGTTGGGAGCGGTGGTAATCGTGACCTTGACGAGTTGCTAAAAACAAAAGTCGATTGGCGTCAAGCGTTGCGTGAGTTTGTTCAGAATACATGCACAGGCAAAGATTTCAGTACTTTCAAAAGACTAAACCGTAGATACATCAGTAAGCGTATTGCTATGCCGAGCGGTGTACAAGAAACGGTGACGTGTCTCGCAGAACACAACGACATGTCTGGGTCTATTGGCGCACGTGAACAGCAGATCATGATCAGTGAGTTGGCTGCAATCTGTGAACAAGTTAAACCTGACGAGCTGCATGTAAGCTATTGGGACACACAGGTATGTGGCTATGAGAAGTACGTGGGCGCTGAGATAGCTGACGTTGCATCTAAAACAAAACCTGTCGGCGGCGGTGGCACTGACGTAAGGTGTGTGCCTGAGTATCTCAAACAGCATAAGATCGAACCGCAAGCCTCAATCGTATTCACAGACGGACACTTGTATGGTGGTTGGGGTGAGTGGGATCATCCTGTGTTGTGGGTGATCGTTGATAATCCTAACGCCACACCAGATCATGGCGCAGTCTTACATGTGGATTCGGAGGACATACAATGATTGATTGGCAAGATTGGATCATTGCGGCAATTACGTTCATTGCCGTGATGCTCTGGATTATAGGAGTAGTTTTACAATGGTGGTAGAAAATACTTTTACCCATGCTCTCTGGTTTGGTGGTGTTGAAAAACACATGCCAATGAGAATTTACGTTCACGGCGAGTACAAAGACAAAACAGATCAAAAGTGGTTTATGGCGAATAAAGGAGACAAACCAACTCGCTATACTTTTGGCGTTCAAGAAAAAGATATTCTTTGGTTATATAATAAGGAGAACAACAATGTTTAAAGTAGAAAAAGGTATACCAATCCCAAAGAAAGGCGCAGATAAAAAAGGTGAGTTGAGACTAACACTCGAAAGTTTGGAGGTCGGAGACAGTTTCGTAATTCCAAATTATCTGCGTAATGTAATGTGGCAAGCTGCGAAAGCCGCAGGAATAAAAACTCAATCTAAAACAATTAACCCAGAGACACGTGAGATGCGTGTATGGAGGATAAAGTAATGGCACTAACATATTCAAATTTTCTAAAGTTCGACGAGGTCGAGGCGTGGTACAACAACATCAAGCCTCTCGTATCTAAACTTCACAAGCGTGAGGACGACATCAGACCTATCGGTGATCGTGCACGTAAGTGGGAGCGTATCGTTAAGATAAGCCGAAACTGCTACGCATTGAGCGATGGGTATCACGAAGGTGACGACAAGTTCACACCTTATGGGATACATGAGTATGACTACAAGACTAAGACTACAATCACCCATTGGGACAGGCTTGGTAAGATGGAGTACTATGCACCGATTGTCTGGCGTAAGCGCAAGGATGGGACTGAGACAGTTCAGATACGAAATTGTGTTGGTAGTAACTCTAGTTATTCCATGGGTCGCTATGCGTTCTTACACAGACACATGCCAAGTGGGATGACTTTTGTGATGGGTAACTCACTTCAATACGTCTCTCTGCATGGACGAACAACGGTGAATGCAGATTATCTAGCTAAGTGTAAGACTGTACCGCGTGGATACTACAAAGAGTTCAAAGATGAGAATTATTTTAAAGATTGGATGCAACCCAAAGACGACAACTCTGCGTTAGTATACATTAAGATTGGAGATAAGTGGGTGCGTGATCCAGTATCTGGTAAGATGCTGCCACAAAAGCCGAAGGTAAACAAAAACTTAAAGAAAGAGTACAAAGATGATATCAACAAACTCTTTGAATGGGGTATGGCAATGTCACCTTTGCTACCTTTGAGTAATGAGTATAACACAGATAAATCAAGAGAGTTACGTTCATACTATGGGAGCAAGGATGGTTACTCACATCATGATTTCACACCGACAAGTGCACGTGAGATAATACGTGATGAGAAACATCCCATGCGTTTGAACTACTGGGTCTCGTTTACAACTCAGATTGCAGACTATGAGTATGGAGCAACTGGATGGGAGTACAAGTATCCAGTAAAGCATGTCGAGACAAAAGAGGACTTACAGAAAATGAGGAGCAAGTTTAATTCCTTCATAAATAGAAATGCAGGATTTATGACAAAACCCAAAGGTTAGTCAACTGACTAACACTTGGTCGTAAGGCGTGAGTGCGTTGAAGTTTCGGATATTGTTTATTCTTCTTAACCGCGTCAGTGTAAGGCTCGTTACCTTGCGAGTGGCTGCACACTTAACTTAACATTGGAGAAAATTATGAGAGCAACAACAATAGCAGAAGTGCTTAAACTAGCAGACGAATACAACACAAACGACTATCACGAAGGCTTCAAACTAGCGCAGGCGATATGCAAAAAGATCGGTGCTACATATCAGGCTAGAAATACTGAAGGTTCAGAGTACTACATTTATCGTGAACAAGAACCCTATGCTTTGGGATACGTTGGGTACAAAAGTTATTCCTATACTGGTGAAAAGAAAAATATGTATACAGTGTTTTCGCGTAAGATACACAACGGCAAATATGCACACAGTGATCGGATGCACTCTGCGGCTACTACTAACTTTGACAAAGCGGTGAAGAACGCTTGTAGGTATCTAGTGCCATACGCTGTTGACGAGATAGTGCACGAAACATTCAACTCTGCCAGACTAGAATTTTCTACCATAAAAGAAACAAGACACGAAGCGTCTACAAAAAGTCGTGACAAGATAGCGCGAGACTTCATATCAAATGATGGGGTGGAAAACAAATCTCCGTTGGAGATAGAGTTGAGAAACTTATTACAGACAGGTTATGAGTTTGTGGATCAGGAGTTTAAACTTAATCTTGTTACCATGTTTGAAGAACTAGATGACTACAGAAATCGTAAGCGTGAGCGTCACCTGGCAGACGTAGTGTATGTTACACAGACACGTTCTGGTGATAATAAGTTCGGTGTCATTCCTCAAGTGACGGTAGATAAATACTATTGGGATGGTGGGAATTGCACATGGTATACCTCAGAGGATCTTCCACAGCATTTAGCCGAAGGCATAGCGAAACTTAATATTCTACCTCAAGGTCAGTTCTGCGATGGTGTAGGTTTTAGACCAAAAGACGTGAGCAATATTTACTATGTCTACTCTGTTTCATGAGAGGTTCGGGCGAAGTGGCATTCGCTCTCGGCGTGAACTACGTATAGTTAAAAATAAATACTTCTCATGGGTTGACGACAACTCTTACCGTGTTTACATACAACCTACCTCGAATAAAGTCGATGTAGTATGTATAGGTATATGTGAGAAGATACGTGGAGAATATGATTCGGTTAGTGATCTGCCACAGTGGATGCAATCTAAGATTGCTGCGCTTATGATCACTTCCCCCATTAAAGGAGTAGGCGAGCGTAAAGACAGACACGTTTTCTATATAGAGGGGGGCGAGTGGAAGTAATTTTCACCGCCCTCAAATTATGCCAGTTACCAACGTTAGTCACGTGACTAACACCAAAGGAGCAAACAGTGACACCAGAAGCTAAAGTAAAAAAGAAAGTCGTTGCCATACTAAAACAGCATGAAGCGTATTTCTTTTATCCAGTAACAAGTGGGTACGGACGCAGCGGTGTGCCTGATATCATAGCATGTCATGATGGACGGTTCATCGGTATCGAATGCAAGGCAGGTAAAAACAAACCTACACCATTGCAACAAGTGAACCTTGATCAGATCAAAAGAGCAGATGGCATCGCTCTAGTAATAAACGAAGAAAACATTAACACAGTGGAGGAGTTGTTTAGATGATCGACGGAAAAAAATTAAAAAGGTTAAGAAAACTAAAATTTGATAGTCAATGCGAACTGGCAGAAAAAGCAGGGGTAAGTCAATCTTTATTAAGCAGACTTGAACGCAATGAGGTTAAGTTTCCTAGATTTACTCCTCTAGAAAAAATTGCAGTTGCGTTGGACGATACAAGTTTTTTGTACGCAACAGATGAAGAGGAGCATCAAAAACAGACGTCCGCAGAAAAAGCAAGTCTCATGTCCGATCATTTATCTAAATTAACCGCAAATGATGTAGATGACAGAGTATGTATGCACTACGTTGTGGATCGGTTAGAAGATCTGATTAACAAATGTAACCCAGATGAAGGAACTGCCGTAGGTCTTGCAAGGGTTCATAAAAGTTTATGTGATTTCAAACAAGAACTAATTTACAATCTTGGGGTAAACAGCCGCATCAAGAGAGACAATGGAGGAATTGCTTGATGTCAGAAACATTAAAATTGATGGATGACATACCAGAAGACCTAGCCCTGTTTCTCAGAGAGATGGGTCTGTGTGAAGAACGTGAGGAGGTGCAGCAAGAAGAGCATGTTGCTTGGTTGCCCTCTTTCGATGGAGAAGAACCACCATTTTAAGGAGGATAGATGTTTAAATTATTTTACACGTTACTAATTATCGAATACGTTGTTGAGGATCAGGACGTATCAACAAGCGTAATATTCCCGAGCGAGCAAGAATGCTACGAGGCTATGGGTAATGGAGTGATGGATGATCTGTATGATGTGCTTGCATATACATATGGTAAAGAGATCATGATGTACTGTAGACGCACACCGTTCATGTCAGGCATAAAAGAAGTTGACGTAAAGCCAAAGGTCAGACCAGATGGGTGATGAACAGTTAAGCCCTGCGCTTAGGTACGAGTATCGTTTCTTAAAACAACAAGTTGACAGGCTACAAGATGAACTTGGGCGAAGAGATAGGCCACGTAATACAGAACAGGACTTGTATCGTGCGCGAGAAGAGTTAAAATCGTTTGTCTCTAGGATGAGAATGAACGGTGTAAGAATATGAAAGTAACATTAAAAGAAATCTGTGGATACAGACGCAGATCAGTAATGCTTGGCAAAGATAGCGTAAGTCTATCGCCACCACCATGGCAAAAAGGAGAACAACGTGGGGATGAATATGTCGAAGAAGGAAGAGAAGGTATGGGAGTATCTTCTAAACAACAGGCAAGCCGAAAACGCCGAGGTAGCAGCCGCGTGTGACGTGGACATACACTTTGTAAAAAATCTTATTTCTCGTATCGGATCAGAAAACTGGCGCAAAGAAGTGCCTATAAAACAAACGTGGGATCGTGCAAAGGTACTGGATACAGCCAAAGGTTACGTCACGAAGGATCGTGCAGCAGATCATGGCGATATGGAAGATAACTTTAGACGCATCGCTCTGTATTGGAACGCACATCTTGGGCTAGTTGATTTCATAAAGACCGAAGATGTTGCAGCAATGATGGCACTACTGAAGATTGCTCGCATACATTCTAACCCCACACACATAGACAACTGGGTAGACGCCTGTGGGTACATGGCTTGTGGCGGCGAAGTCGTGAGTAAGTGATGGACGTTTACACTCTAGACTTTGAAACTTATTACGATCAACACTACTCACTGTCCAAGCTGACAACAGAAGAGTATGTGCGCGACGAACAGTTTGAGGTTATTGGTTTAGCTATCAAAAAGAACAGTGGTTCTACGGTGTGGTTAGATTCCCCAGCACAAATCAAACGTCTGTTATCACACATAGACTTCTCTGCGTGTGGTATACTCTGTCACAACACGATGTTTGACGGAGCGATACTAAAGTGGCGATACGGTGTTAGTCCAAAGATATGGTTTGATACTATGTATATGTCACGTGCATTGCATGGTGTAGAGAAAAGCGCATCACTCAAAGCTGTAGCCGAGAGGTACGGTGTAGGCATCAAAGGTACTGAGGTGCAGAATGCCAAGGGCAAACACCGCGCCGATTTCACCGACGAAGAGATAAAGAGATACGGACAGTATGCCAAGAATGATGTAGACCTGACGTTTCAGTTATTCAGTCGTATGGGAGTCAATTTCCCACGACAAGAGTTAAAGCTGATAGACTTGTCTCTGCGTATGTTTATCGAACCCACACTTGAGTTGGATCTTGGGTTGTTGCAGCAGCACCTTGAGGACACAAAGGCGCGTAAAGAAAAATTATTAGAAGATGCCAACGTCACCGACAAGAAAGACCTGATGTCAAACCAGAAGTTTGCCGAGATGCTACGTGAGTTTGATGTCGAGCCGCCGATGAAGGTAAGTCCGACAACAGGTAAAGACACGTATGCGTTTGCTAAGTCCGACGAAGGGTTTAAGGAATTACTTGAGCATGAGGATGATCGTGTACAAACTTTGGTTTCGGCACGGCTAGGCAACAAGTCCACACTAGAAGAGACACGTACAGACAGGTTTATAGGAATCGCTCAACGTGGTAAGCTCCCTGTACCTGTGAGATACTACGCGGCGCATACAGGTAGATGGGGTGGGGCTGATAAAATCAACCTACAAAATTTGCCAAGTCGTGGGGTCAATGCGAAGAAATTAAAGAAAGCCATTGTTGCACCCGAAGGCTATACAATAGTCGAGGCTGATAGTGCCCAGATTGAAGCGCGAGTTCTTGCATGGTTATCAGAACAAGACGATCTTGTTAGTCAGTTCACTAACGGCGAAGATGTGTACGTCAAAATGGCAGGGCGTATATACGGCTGTCCAGAAGAGGACGTTACAAAAGATCAGCGTTTCGTTGGTAAGACTACCATACTCGGCGCAGGTTATGGCATGGGTGCAGAGAAGTTTGCAACACAACTAAAGACGTTTGGGTATGAAGTGTCTCCCGATGAAGCCCGACGCATAATTAATATTTACCGTCAGTCGAACTTTAAGATTAGTAAGCTGTGGCGCGATGCACAGTACATGGTTAGTCAGTTGACTAACGGTAGAGCCGTGGCGTTTGGGCGCAAAGGCGTAATTGGCGTTGATGCCAGTAACAAGGCTTTGGTCTTACCGTCTGGACTTCCATTGTTTTATGAAGATCTAAGTTATGACGGTGATGAGTACACATACAAGGTGCGGCGAGGCCGAAACAAAATCTATGGTGGGAAGGTGATAGAGAATGTTTGCCAAGCCATAGCACGTTGTATAATTGGCGAACAGATGCTAAAGATAGCTAAGAGGTACAGAGTTGTGTTGACCGTACACGATAGTATTGTATGCTGTGTAGAAGATAACAAAGTAAAAGAAGCACAGGCATTTGTAGAGACATGTATGCGGTGGACGCCTAGTTGGGCGAAAGGCTTACCTGTTGATTGTGAAAGCGGAACAGCTAAGTCTTATGGGGATTGCGAGTGAGTATAGCACCTTGGTCATTCAGTAAAGCAAAGGCGTTTGAACAATGCCCCAAACAATTTTACCATGAAAAGATACTTAAAGAATACCCTGTGGAAGAAACAGAGGCGATGCGTTATGGCACTGAACTACATAAAGCTTGTGAGGATTATATAGGCAGCGATGTGCCAATCCCAGAAAAGTTTGGGTTTATTCAAGGTATGCTAGATGATCTAAAGTCTAGACGCGGTGTAAAACTATGCGAGCAAAAGTTAGGCTTGACAGCCAATTTAGAACCATGTGGATTTTTTGATAAACGTGTGTGGTTTCGCGGGATAGCTGACCTAGTAATCATAGACGTGTTGGCAGATACTGCGTATGTCATAGACTACAAAACTGGCAAGTCGGCTAGGTACGCTGACAAAGGACAGTTAGAATTAATGGCTCTTACTGTATTCAAACATTTCCCTGAGATAAAAAGGGTCAAAGCAGGTCTCTTGTTTGTCGTTGCAAACAGCTTAGTCAAAGCCGAATATAAAATTGACTTAGAACCAAATCTTTGGGAGAAATGGTTAGAAATTTATGGTAAAATGGAAAAAGCATTTGAGTCGGATGTATGGAATCCACGCCCCTCTGGGTTGTGTAAACGTCATTGTCCAGTGCTTGAGTGCGCCCACAATGGGAGAAACTGATGCCTTATAAAAACAAACCAAGACCGTACAAGAAAGAATACAAGCAGCAAAAAGCTAGAGGCGAGCATGAAGCTCGCATGGAACGTCAAAGAGCTAGACGTGCAATGGATAAGAAAGGTGTAGATAAAAATAAAAACGGCAAAGCCGATAAACGAGAAGGCAAGGACATTGCCCACAAGAAACCACTAAGTAAAGGTGGAAAAAATAAAGACGGTGTAAAAGTACAAAGTCGCAAAAAGAACAGAGCAGCAGGTGGGGCTATGAGTAAACCACCTAAAAAGAAAAAATAAAAACTGGAGAACAACATGCAGATTATTCGGGATAAGGCAGTCCTGTTGAATTTGCGTAACCCTAAAAGGGTCACAACGGTAATACCAAACAGCAAGGAGTTGTCAATGAATGAAGTAGTAGTCAAATGGGGTATGTTTGAAGCCCTAAAGCTAAAAAGTTTAAATATAAACGTACCCTCACCTATTAGCAAACGTTACAAATGGACGGGGCAATATAAACCTTACAAGCATCAAAAGAAAACAGCAGAGTTTTTGACGATGAATAAACGTGCTTTTTGTTTCAACGAACAAGGCACAGGTAAGACCGCATCAGCGATATGGGCGGCTGACTATCTAATGACTCAAAAACAAATAAGGCGTGTTTTGGTAGTTTGCCCGCTCTCGATCATGGATAGCGCATGGCGTGCAGACTTGTTCTCCTTTGCTATGCACCGTTCTGTGAACATAGCTTACGGTAGTAAAAAGAAACGTGCAGACATAATTAACAGTGGAGCAGAGTTTGTAATTATAAACTATGACGGTGTTGATATTGTAAAAGAAGAGATACTAAACGGTGGGTTTGATTGTATAATTGTAGATGAAGCAACGCACTATAAAAATGCACAGACTAAAAGATGGAAGACCCTCAAAAAACTCATCTCTGATGATACTTGGCTATGGATGATGACAGGTACACCTGCGGCACAGTCACCTCTAGATGCGTATGGGTTAGCAAAGCTAGTTAACCCGTTAAATGTTCCACGTTTCTTTGGTTCTTTTAGAGACATGGTAATGTGGAAGGTTACACAGTTTAAGTGGATGCCAAAAGAAAACGCTAGTCAAATAGTGCACGAAGTATTGCAACCTGCTATCAGATTTACCAAAGAAGAATGTTTAGACTTACCCGATATGGTTTACGTTAAGCGTAAAGTCGAAATGACTAAACAGCAGATAAAATACTACGAAGAATTACGTAAGAAGATGGTAATGCAGGTAGAAGACGAAAGCATTACTGCTGTCAACGCAGCTATCGTGCTTAACAAGCTGTTACAAATATCATCAGGTGCAGTATATACTGACGATAGCGAGACACTAGAGTTTGACATATCTAATCGGTACAAAGTTTTAAAAGAAGCGATAGACGAGAGCAGTCAAAAAGTTTTAGTGTTTGTTCCGTTTCGGCACACTATAGACTTGTTAGCCAACAAGCTAACGGCGGATGGGATAACGTGTGGGATTATACGAGGAGACGTATCTGCGAGTAAACGTACTGAAATATTTGACTCCTTCCAAACCACGCCTAACCCTCAAGTGCTTATAATCCAACCGCAAGCCGCAGCCCATGGGGTCACGTTGACAGCAGCGAATACTGTTGTGTGGTGGGGGCCAACATCGTCACTAGAGACATACGCACAGGCGAATGCACGTGTCCATCGCTCTGGGCAGAAGCACAAATGTACTGTCATTCAGCTTTACGGTTCAGCCGCTGAACAGCGTATATACAGACTGTTAGACAACAGAATAGACGTGCACACAAAAATTATCGATTTATACAAAGAACTACTTGACTAAAGTAAGTTTAAACACTATCTACTAAATATAAATAACAATGGAGAGATAAATGAGCGTTTCAATAGAGAAGCTCGTAAAAGCGTACATAAAGATACGTGATCAGCGTAGCGAACTTGCCGCTAAGTTCAAAGAAGAAGACAACGTGCTTAGTGAAAAGGTAGCCAAAATAAAAAGCGCATTGCTAGATCATTGTAAAGAACACAATGTCGAATCAGTGCGTACATCTGAAGGGGTGTTCTTTAGGTCTATCAAACAACGGTACTGGACAAGCGATTGGGAACATATGTACGAGTTCATAAGAGAACATAACGTACCCGAGTTCTTTGAAAAACGTTTGAACCAGACAAATGTTCGTCAGTTCCTAGTAGAAAATCCTGATCTTTTACCGAAGGGTCTCAATGTAGACTCTGAATACACAGTATCAGTGAGGAAGAAATGACAGAGAAACAGTATGTAGACATAAATAGAGTTGCCGATTATTTTGGTATATCTGTATCGACAACTAGAAAGTGGCTACGTGAAGGGCATATTCCCAGAGAGACTTATATTAAGGCAGGGGATACGTATCGTTTTAATGTAGAAGCGATAGAAAAAGCGTTGACAAAACGTGACAATGAAGGGGAAGATATACTTCCTATAGAACAACATTAATGGAGAGTAACATGGCAGAACAGTTGTCATTATTTGAAGGGGGCAACTCCCTAGTAAGCAACGACTTATTTAAACAGTTGCAAGAAGTAGACGATAATCTAGCAGGTGGTTCGAGTGGTCTGAAGACACATCGAATTAGTTTGCGTGGTGGTAGGTTTAGAGAGTTAGTAAACGGCGAACAAGTGAACGTAAAGAACGATGGTTTTTTAAACGTCATAGTCGTTAATGCCGCCAAGATTTCTCGTACTTACTACGCAGGTCAGTACGATGCAGAGAATCCATCTGCGCCCACTTGTTGGTCGCCTGATACGGATGCACCCGATGCGGCTGTACCTGCGGATCAACGTCAAGCAAAACGTTGTATGGACTGCAAACAAAACGTTAAGGGATCTGGGCAAGGTGAGAGCCGTGCTTGTAGGTTTCAACAACGCATTGCAGTGTTACTAGAGGGTGATCTGGAGACTGTATATCAACTCCAATTGCCTGCTACATCTGTATTTGGGGAAGCTAAAGATGGTAAGATGGGTATGCAAGCATACGCTAAACACTTACGTGCTCACAAGACTCCATCTATTGCTGTGGTTACACAGATGTATTTTGACGAGAACAGCGATACACCAAAGTTGTTCTTCAAGCCTGTGCGTCCTCTTGAGGAAGCTGAATTAGAACAGGCTATAAAGGCTAGAGACAGTGAAGACGCTGTCCGAGCAATCACGTTGACTGTGGCACAAACGGATGGGGTGCAAGCTAAACGTGATGGTGAGGTGCAGGAAGATGAGGTGGACATCGGGGAGACTGTGCCGAAACCAAAAAAGGTCGCTAAAAAGAAAGAGGTTACTGCTCCCTCTTCTGGTGATGACCTTGAATCTATCGTAGGTGATTTGTTTGACGACGAGGACGAATAATACCTAACGGTAGTATCGTCGTGGTGAGTACACTCCTCCGTTGCTCACCACGACACTTAACTTTGGAGCAGAGCAGTGAATACAGTAGACTTTCTAAAGAGTGTATTGGGTGATGAGGGGTACTCATGCTTAATCACGATAGATTTAAAACAGCAGAAACCTATACCGAAACACTATTGGTTCAAGACAGTCCAGGAACTCGTAAGTAAAGCAACAGAGGTAGACACGTTTCCACATAATGTTTACTTCGCCACGAGCACTTACAACGAAGAAGGCTCTCAGTGGGGTGGTAGATCTAAAGCAAACGTAAAGAATATAAAAGCATTCTGGTTAGACCTAGATTGTGGAGAAGGTAAAGACTTCCCTACGCAAGCCGATGCGATTAGAGAGTTACAGACATTTAAAAAGAAGGTTGGTTTACCTGCACCGATAACCGTGAACAGTGGTAATGGTATCCATGTGTATTGGCCTCTGACAGAGGCTGTGACGCGAGAGGAGTGGGAACCTGCTGCTTCTAAACTAGGGCAGCTTTGTAGGGAACATGGCTTTCCTGCGGACGCATCTCGCACCACAGATGCAGCCAGTATTTTAAGATTGCCTAGTACACACAACTATAAAAAAGACCCACCATTACCTGTGGATCTTCTTGGTAAAGATCTAGTGTCGCCCACAGAGTTGTCTGTGTTTATTGATAAATTAGGTGGATTAGCGCCTAAACTCCCTGCGCTAGATCTTGGCCCAGACGCATTACAAGAAGCTTTAAATGAAAACAAAGAGTTTTCTTTTGGGCGAATCATGAAGAAAACAATTAAAGGTAACGGATGTGAGCAGTTACGAAACATAGCTATAAACCAAAATGCAGTGGATGAACCACTATGGAGAGCAGGGTTATCTATCACAAAGTTTTGTAAAGAAGGTGAAGAAGCCGCAGTCACAATATCAAGTCGGCACGATGAGTATGACAAAGAGTTTATGCTCAAGAAGTTTAATGAAATAAAAGGGCCGTACCTTTGCGCCAAGTTTAATGAGTTAAACCCAGATGTGTGTGAGGGATGCCCACATTGGGAACAGATAAAAACACCTCTGGTGCTAGGGCAACGTATCAAAGCAGCGTCTGGCCCACAGACCGTTTCTGAAAAAGCCGCTAACAGTCCAAGTAGTGTAAAACGCGAATACATTATACCCGAAATGCCGAAACCGTATTTTGGTGGAGAGCATGGTGGTATCTATGTGCGTGTAAAAGAAGATGATGAGTTAGTCGATAAAGCCATTTATAGGCATACGTTCTATGTATCTCGCCGTTTGTATGATCAAGAACAAGGCGAATTAGTAGTATTTAGATTGCACCTACCGCAAGACGGTGTGCGTGAGTTTACAGTTCCGCTAACTGTAGTGACAGCGCCGAATGAGTTTCGTAAAGCAATGTCAAAAGAAGGCGTTACAGCAATATCATCACAGGAGACAAACGTACTCATGTCGTACACAAATAAATGGATAAGTGAGTTACAACAAACAGTTAAAGCAGACGAAGCACACAGGCAGTTTGGTTGGGTTGATGACGAGATGACAGGCTTTGTCCTTGGAGATAAATTAATTAGACCTGACAAGGTGCAATACAATCCTGCATCGCCATCTACGTCTAGCTTGTTTCACGCCTTTGGAGAAAAGGGTAGTCGTGAACGACATATGGAACTAATAGATTTCTACAATAAAGAAGATGACGGTTGGCTTTTGCATCAGTTCAGCGTCTGCTCAGGTTTCGGTTCTGTACTTATGCCGTTCACAGGTATGAATAGTTTAGCGATCCATCTAACAGGTGGGTCTGGTATTGGTAAAACAACAGCACAGTGCATGGGGTTAGCCGCATGGGGTGATCCTTGGATTATAATGAACCGTTCTATTGGGTCAGAAGATACTTTAAACTCTTTTATGAATAGATGCGAAGTACTAAAAAATATACCGCCTGTGATTGACGAGATGACTAAACTAACAGGTGAGATTGCGTCTGGGTATCTGTACCAAATGACTGGTGGTAGGCAGAAGAATCGCCTTGCACAGTCGGGTAATATCGAAAGAGTGCGCGGTAAACCGTGGGAACTTTTATCTTTGAGTTCGGCTAACTCAAGTATGTGGGATGCCGTCACTAACTACAAAGCCGATGCCGAAGCAGAACTACTACGTCTTCTGGAAATAAATGTACCAGACATGCAGCTTACAACTGAAGACAAGAAAATAACAGACAAATTGTTTGAAGAGGTTAAAGTAAACTATGGTTGGCTAGGTATTGAGTTTGTGCAGTGGGTTATGAATAACAAAGAAGAAACACGTACCATGTTAGATGCGGTTCGTGTTCGGCTAGACCAAGCAGCAGGACTTACATCTAAGCACCGTTTCTGGTCAGCAGGAGTAGCGGCTGTAATAACAGCAGCGATAATACTCAGGAAGAAACTAGGCATCACTAAGTACAACACAAGCAATATTTTTGAGTGGTCAGTAAAGCAGCTTATTTTAGCAAAAGCACGGATGGGCGATGCGAAGTCTAATACAAATGAGTTGCTAGGTAGATACATAGCTGAGAAGTGGAACAATATACTTTGGATAAATGACACCGAGGACAGCGATGGGGAGTTGTCAAATATCAGCAGTCTAGTGCCACCTGCGGAGAAAGATCCAAGAAGTTTTATTGTTGCACGGTACGAAACAACTAGCGAGAAACTATACTTGTTACCCACACCGTTGAAAGACTGGTGTGTAAAGAACCAGATAAACTATAGTGAATTGTTGACTAAGCTAAAGAACAAGTTCCAGGCAAAGAGTGAACAAAAGCGCATATTCGCAGACACGTACATGGGTAAGACACCCTCTGTAAAAACATGGTCTATAAAGTATACACTGGATAATGAAGATGGCGTTGAAGATTGATGATTTAGACCCAGATGGGGTGTTAATAACTATAAACTGGGAAACCATGGATGTTGGATGGTCGTTTTTTATACCTTGCCTTGATGTAGAAAAAGCACAGTTGCAGCTAAAAGAAGTAGAAAAACTTAAAAATTGGAAGTTTAAAACGCAAACTTGCGTCGAAAATAAAAAATTGGGTTTACGAGTATGGAGAACTATGTGATATACTATATCTGACAACGTCCTCCCGATGTTGTTCTCCATTGTTATCTGGCCCCTACATCTTGTGGGGGTCTTTTTTTAATCAAACTGTTCGGCTATCTCTCTCATGGTTGGGGTGTATGTTATACCCCTACGCATGTTTGCTGTTGTTGTCTCGAAAGATCTTGCCGAAGCTTTTATAGAATCAGGGGTAATAACCTTAGACGTGTCTCTACGTGATTCTTCAGGTAATCCCGCGTTGTACTCACGTATCTCTTTCAATACTTGTTGATATTCTGCTGTATCTCTTTCTCTACGTGCCATGTTTAGTCTACGTAGCAAGTTTGTTTTCTTATCTTTTAATGCTTGATCTCGTCTGCGAGACAAACGATTTATGTCCATCGCCAATCCCAAGTGTTGCGGTGCAAAGCCGAATGCTTGAGTAATTATATTGTAAGGGCTTAGATCTTCTACAATCGGATCACGTCTACGAGTTAACGCACCCTCAGTGGCGTAACGCTCTGCTTTCATGAAGTTTCGGATTGCCACAGGTGCTATGCCTTCTACACCTCTGCGGTACTCCCCTCGACTAAAGTCAGTTATAGCTCTCTCAGTACCTAAATAGTATCCTACAACTGGTCCACCTAGCTGTTCAAACATTGTGTATAGCATCGGCTGATCTTTACCTACGATTGGTTCTCTGTATAGTAAGCTGTTCATAGAGATACGATCTGCTATATCTACGCCAAGAAGTTCGTTAGCTAGACCACCATAATAAAATTCACCCAAATTATTACGCATCATTTCTTCAAACTGCTCGTCTTCTTCATCGCGGAACATATCGTACAGCATTCCAAAGAAGCCCATCAGTGGCATACCGCCTACACCAGTTACCACGCCTGTGGTAAATAGGAAGTTAAACAATGCTTTTCTAGCAATACGTTTCATCTCCGCTTTTTGTTCTGGGGTCAAGTTAGGATCAGCGTCTATCTGTGCGCCGATTGAATCTTTGGCTAGTCTATACATGAGGTAGTACTTACCAACAGCAAAACGTTTGAAGAGGAATAATATGTTACCTACACCGCTTTGTGCCCATATCGGACGCCCTGCCGCAGCCGTCGAACCTAGAGAGAAGTTTGTAAAGTCTATAGCAGCTTCAGCCGCATCAATATAATCTTGATCAGTTAGAGGACCACTTTTTTCTCTTTTTTGCAGCTCAAGCTCATACTTGGCTATGTATGTTGTTTCTCTGTTTAATCGTTCAGAGTGGTGAAACAATCCACCAGAGATAGAGTTGATTGCTTCTATAGCTTTTCCTGGAGACGAACCTGCCTCTAGCATCTCGCCTGTTAGTGACTGGTTAAATATACCGCGTTCCATACCCATATTGACTGCGGTTTTATATCTATACAGCGGATTGTTAACATCTACCTCTGGTGCGTTAACGTCCAGATTACCTATAGACTTGTTTATACCACCTAATTGTATTTCTCTTACACGTGGCTGACCGTCTGGACCAATGTCTCTAACAGTATAGACAGAAGAAGCTTGCCCAAACAAATTGCGTGCAACTCCATACGCCTTGGCTGTATTACCTAACCCATACTCTGCGGACATCAAAGGCATCGCACTCATCAGTACATCAAAGAAAGTTATGGCAGCAGATGAAAAGTTAAGACCCATGGTGGTTGCAAATCCTAATGTATTGGCTTGCTGTGACCAACGAGGCAAGTTCGGTGACTGTGCAAACCTAGCCATTTGATCTAGTTTTTCTGCCATTAGGTATGTGTCAGGGTTCTCTTTTGCACCTGATACTTCTAGTTTTCTACGAAATGCTTCTGTTTCGGCTGCGTATTTTAGCTGTGTGACCTGCTTGTTCATGTCACGACCTTTGACATTGACTAACTCACGTAGATCAAATTGCTGACCTAATGCACCTGTGGGTGTCTTATCGCCAAGGTAGCCACGTACATCTTTACGGCTTCTAAAGCCTTGCATAAACGACTTCTCAGGTAGTGCGTCAAACACAAGATCAATCACACCATCTAATGCTGCGCCTTCTACGCCTTGGGTTTTTAGTTCTTGTAACAAATCGAATATAAATGAGCTTGGTGGCACGTTGTCATAGTTCCTACGTGCTGTAGCTTTACCGAACTCTATGGCTGTGTCAGGGTTTAAAGTCTGCGCTAAGTTAGGGTTCTGTTCTATCAGACCTATATTGCGAGTACGTATAGCATCGGCTGCTTTTTCAAGCATGCCTTGATGTTGAAAGTATTCTACAAAAACTTCTACCCCACCTGTGTCTGGGTCAATAGTTGTATACTGTAATCGCCAATCACCTTTACGCATTAGTGGGGCATATGGGCGAATAACACCTGCTTGTTCGGTAAGCATCTTACGAAGTTTGTCCATCGCTTTAGCTCTACCATTTGGATCACCTATTGAAGCAGCTATACGCGATTCTAAAGCAGGTATAATTTTGTCGTATGTTTCTTCAAACAAATCAAACACTTCACGATATAACTTCTTACCTTGATTATCTAATTTTTTATATTCTGCTTGCAGCGTATCATACATAAGTAATGTATCTGGATTAGGTTCAGGCAACAAAGCAGCTTTTGAAGTTTTAGCAGGATCGATATTTTTGTTGTGTTGTTTTGCAAAATTTAATCTTGCTATCTCTGTTGGAAAATATTTTACAGTAGATTTACCAGTCTTTAGGTTTCTAAAAGAAACACCAAACTGTGAGTATACCTTTCTAGGCAAGGACATATCTACACGATTAAAGGTAGATAGAGGAATAAGTCCCTCTAGAATCTTGTACCTTGCTTTGTTCCTTCTATTATACGCACCTAATCTTTTGTCTAGGTTGTTTACAACCATGTTCCCAATACGCATTTCTCCGCTTTGACGCTCTATAATCGCATTTAACTCAGGTGCAAATGGTATGTACGGTGCAGCTTCTTTAGCCATTATGTTAGAAGGAATGCTGTTGAGTATAAAACGACGAGCTGCTTCAGGTACAGACCTGCTTGCAGATTGACGCATAAATGTTTTAAGTCTTTTCTGATCTCCTTCTGGGATCATATCTAAAGAACCTTTTACCGTGCCTGCTAACTCGTTTGGATCGGTCATCTGCATCATCATTGCAGGAGCGGCTCTAGTAGAAGGTGCAGGGGACATAATGGCTCGTACAAGATTATCTACTTCATCTAGTACAGAGTTTACTGGTCTAGGCTGAAGCCCCATGGCTTTTCTTATCATGTTTATAATAGAGCGAAGAAACTTTTTGTAAGCAGGGACAGTGCCATTATCTACTTTTGTTAATGCTAAATGCGTTTGAAACTGAGGGTTAGACAGTGCCTCTGCTACAAATTCTTGTAAATCTTTAGATCCGTAAAACTCGCCAATATCATCTTTAATCTGTAAAAATAAGCTGTTTAATTGCGCTACTTCTGGGACTGGTGTTTTAGCATCTAACATATGAGATACAACCGCATGCATCATTTCATGCAAAACAACATGTTGATGCAAACCACCGTCACGAACAAGACTAATTGTATTGGTTTCAGGCGTAAACATACCAACTGCGTCAGGATCAGGTAGTCTGTCTACAATCTCTACTTTTGTACTACCAACTAATTTTGATAAAGCAGCAGATAATTTTGCTGCTCTCAACATCGGACTGTCTGCAATTTTAAATATTGCTTTTTTAGCCTCTGGTTCTGTGGCTGCGACCCCGTCTATGGCAGCTTGCATATTGTTAGCAGCGAGTGTTTGTAGTGCTAAATCAAGTCTGCCTGAATCAAGAGCACGTGTCACACTAGGATGCATAGGCACATCAAATGGTACTACGGCGTCTCTTCCTAAAAAGAATGCTCTAAAGTGTTTTTGCAAACTAGCTTTTGAGTCAATATCTGTACCTAAATCGGTAGCTTCTGTTCCATCTTTATCAAATTCTAAACGCTCGTCTTTTCTTGTCTGAGCTGCTTGTCTAACTTTAATGAAATTTGAAAACCTTATATACATACCTGCACGTGCTTCTAACCACTGCCTAGCTGTATCACTTAAATTATTTTGAACCCACTCATATGCTAATAAACCATTTTTATTGCCTGTGCCTTCAAAAAAAGCATTTTCTCCATCGCTAACCTGTTTGTTTTTTCTATACGTGGCTACAGGCTGACCTTTACTTTTACCACTTTGATGTATGATAACTCCTGCGGCATCATAAGCAATTAAATCTAATACCTCTATAATGCTTGGTATCTTGCTAAAATATAGTTTAGCGGGCTTACCTAAAGCACCTGTGCCACGAGTAAACCTTGTAGTTTCGAGTAATGTTAGAGTCTTTGTTACATCTTCTGAAAATACAACTGGCAATTTAAGAGCGGGATCAGAAGCAGGAGCGTCATAACGCTCGTAAACAAAGTCTCTAAGAACTTTATCGTTATTTTGTTGCCACCATGCGGCATATGTTTCTTTTAACGGCGCTATAATAGGCGCATCTTCTTTTAGATTGCGTTGTTTAACTCGTTCTTCAATATCACGTAGTCTTTGATTTTGTGCTTCTTCAGACGCATCTATATTTAATTCTTCAAGCGTAGGTTCTTTTCCTACAGGTCGTATACCTTCAGGAATAAATTGATTTGGACCCGCAGGAGCACCTGTTTCTTCTCCTACGCTTATACCTGAACGTCTTGAATCTTTTTTAGCGGCTTTCTGTGCATCATAGTTAGCTTTCCAAGCATCATACTCTGCACCTATAGGCTCACCTGCTTCTTCGTATGCTTTATCTTCTAGTTCTTGTTCTTTACGCTTTGCTTCTGCTTCTGCAACTTGGCGATCAAACTCAAGAGCTTCTTTTTCCTTCGCTTTTTGTCTTTCTGGGTCTCTAGCTTTAGCAGCAATGTCTTCAGCAAGAGCGCGTCCAGTTAATTTATTTGTATCTTCTTCTACTTCTGTATCTACTTCTGTATCTACTTCTGTATCTACTTCTGTATCTGTATCTGTATCTGTATCTGTATCTGTATCTGTATCTACTTCTGTATCTGTATCTACTTCTGGTTCTACTTCTGGTAGACTGGTGAGGAGTTCATTTAATTTAGTTTGATAATCAGGAACTTGTCTTCTTATTATCGCATTATTGCCATAACTCAATAGTTGTCGCTGTACATCTTTATCAGTTATAGGCTTGCCAGTTATACGTCTACGTATTGCAGCATTTTTGGTAACACCGAGATTGTCTAAAAGTTCATTAGTAACTTCTGTAGGAACTTCATCGGTCTTTACTTCTAACTCACCCGTTGAGTTCTCTTCGATAGTTTGTTTTCTAGTGCTAGTAAACGTAGGGACTTCTTTTCTGGTGCTAGTAAACGTAGGAACTTCTTTTTTATCTTTATCTTTATCTTTATCTTTTACTGTAGTGGACTGTTTTCTCTCTGCCACATTAGATGACTCAACAGTTGACAGATCTGTTCCCACTCTTCTTGTGTCAGGTGGTACAAAGCCTTCGGTATCCGTATCTCTACTTCGTGTCCCTTCCGTTCCTGCCACGCTAGGTCTACGATTTGCATCGCTTGTTCCAGTTCTTTCTGGCTCAGATCTAACATTATCCTCTACCTCTGTTCTAGTTTTTATTTCTTCTTCTGTATCTGCTTCTGGTTGTGCGGCATCCTCTTCTGCTTTTATTTCTTCTGCTCTGTTTTCTACCTTTTCATCTGTATCTAGATTACCTGCAATCGTAGCTGCGGGATCTTCTTTTACTTCTATTTCTGTTGCATCAGTGGTACGTGTGTCTTCTGTAACCTCTGGTTCTTTACGTTTGCCAAATGCAGCGCGACCCGCTCCACCGATTCCTGTTCCAAGCAGACCACCTGCAATAAACGCTTCAGTCAGTATCTCTTCTACTTCTGGAGTGTCTAATTCATAACCTGCCTGCCATAACCCTGCTAGTTCTTGTAAGACCTCTGTAGAACCCTCTACAGCAAGACCTGTACCCGCACCTGTAAGTAGTCTAGCAACAAATCCCTGACCTTGTTCGTTTGCAACAGCTCTAGCAATCTGTCCTCCACCAAGCAGCTTGCCTAATACTTTAAGACCCAAAGCATCTAGTTTTGCTTGGAATAAGGCTGTACCCGCTGCTTTAGCAAAGTCTTTGCCTGTTATATTATCTTCACCTACAATCTCTTCACGACGTTGTAAATTCTGTCCTGCAAATAGCGTTCCCAACCCTGCTGTCATGCCAACACCTGCGGTGGCAAATGGTAATACAGCACCTGCGGCAGCACCTGCCACACCTGCTCCCATATAAGGTAGCGAACCACCTAAAAGCTCACCTGCGTAAGTCAGCCCTTTGTCGAGGGAAGGATCAGCAACTACGTCTTTATAGCTATAATTAGCAGAAGGTTCTGAAATAGATAGTTCACCTGCTCGTTGACGTGCAGACTCCTCTATATCTGATCCAATACGTTCTAAATATTCCAGGCCAGATAGCTGACCCGCAGATTCAAGCAGTTCTCCGACTTCACCCTTTGCGGTTTGAAAGCCTCTTCGGAAACCACGACCTATGGCTGTGCCATCATCAATCTCAGGTAAAGGCTTTCCTAGCTGTTGTTCGTAGAACTTAGAATATTCTTCTTCTTGTTCTTGTATATAGTTAGATATCCAAGCATATTCGTAGTCAGTCGGAGCATCGCCTTGAATATTAAAACCGTAAGGTCTTCCGCTACGAGGGCCAGTAGTGTCAAATGTTCCCATTTATAGCCCCTTTATGCTACAGGTACAGTCGTTCTAGTCATTCCTGATGAACCTAAAGAAGGAAGCCCTGCTAATAGTCTTCCGTAGGCTACTAGATCTTTACCTTCAGCAACTTGTTCAGGATTTTGTGCAAGCTGACCTCTTTCTATTATTTTATTACCTTCCGCGATATAGCCTTTTCCTAACATTTGTCTTTGATAAGTAGTCATACCGCCTTTGGTCTTTGCTGCATCAGCTCTTTGTTGTAATGCAAGAAGTCCTAATCTAGTTTTAGAATCTTCGCTCTGGCTAGTTTTTAATGCTTTAGTTCCCGCAAGACCTGCTTCACCGACTGCGCCGAGCAGTGTAGGGTTGGTAGAAGACATCATCTTCATCCCTGCTTCTGCTAAAGCTAACCACTTATTAGCATCCCGTTCTTTATCTAGCTTCTGTAACTGTCTAGCAATCTCAGCATCTAAGTCTGTAGCTGCTCCAGAGGCTTTTCCTGTTCCTGTTCTTGTTCCTGTCGCTTCTTCTGCGAGTCTTTTTAATTCTTCTTGTCTTTCTAGTTCTTGTGCTTTTTTTGCAGCAGATTCATATCCACCACGTTCTATATCTGCTTGTTCAATAAGTCTTTTTAATTCTTCTTTTTCAGCCCGTCTTTCATCTGCGTTTTCTTGTCCTGCTGCAATAATCTCGGAGACTTGTTCCATAAAAGTAGGAGTTTCAGGAGGTTGATTTAACGCTAGGAACGCTGCTGCATCTTCCGCTGCTAAATCTTCTTCTACAGCTTTACGGGCTGCTGTGTCTGCTATTTTCTTAGCTTCTGCTTCATCTGCCTCTACGGCAAGGCGATCACTGATTGCTTGTATTTCTTCGTCACTAGCTCCTTGATACTTAGCAATTTCTCTAGGATCTCCGCTGTATATCTCTTCAGGTGGGGTGTACGTATCACTTTCCTGAAACTCTCGTGCTTTATTTAACATGGCTACAACGTCTGATACGTTGCCTTCTGGAAAGTCTTCTCCTGCTAAGTACGCTTTAACAGCATCTTGAGCTTGCTGCTCCTCAACACCAGATAAATCAGGTAGTTCAGGTATTGCAGGTTCTGGATAACGATCAAATGCAGGGGGTCTTTCTGTGCCCTCTATCGGCACATCTACTCTAGTAGGCACAATGCTTGATGAGGTCATGTCACCACTAAATCCACCTACCCTGCTAGACGGAACTCCATCGGAAGCTATAAAATCTAAACTAGAAGGAGTAGACATCTTTCTTGCATCTATTATTGACTGTGGCAAGTTGTAAAGATCTAAAGGCTCTACAGGTGTGCCATCTGAATCATCTGCAATTAAACTTGCAAAATCTTGTTCAATAGCACCAGGGGGTAGCTCGTCTTTTTCTCCATAGTTTGGAATCGGCACTTTAGGTAAATTAGCCGCTAAGATAGCCGCTTTACCTGCATCATCAACTGGAATCCCTGCCTCGGATACCATAGTCCCATCTGGGTTAAGGGTAAACATATTGCCTTGATACTTATATTGGCCTGGTTGTGCAGGTGGGTACATGAATGCTTCTGGATCTCTATCTGGACGTAAGTAAGGTCTTATAAACTTACCAAATCGAGATTGCGGTTCAGTTTCAAGTTGAAACACTTTCTTTATGGAATCAATAGACCTATCTATATCACCGTAATACCCCCCACTGTCATCCATTTTAAACATGCTTGCTGTAGGTTTAAAAGGCGCTGCTTTGTCTGTAAAATCAAACGTACCGATGTCTTCAGCAAATGATCCATAAGGTTCTACAGCAGGATCTAGTTTAGAAAGAGCTAGTTGCTCTAATATCTCAGGTTCGTCTTTGTACTGCTCATAAAGCTCAGGAAAATTTACTTTTAAATTAGCAATAGCACTTGTAGTAGTGCCGCTACGAAAACCAACGCCTGCCCTTCCTCCATTAGCCAGTTTTAAAATACCACCGTCTGCTGCCATCTGTAGTTGCTGTGGTGCTTGGGTTGGCTGCGTTGACATAGCCGTATCTATGCCTGTGTTTTGTGCAATTGAACTTTCTGGTGCCATCGCACGTGCTGCTTGCATAATACCTTGCTGCGGCATCCCTGCTGCGGTTATGGTTTCTTCTGCCACTGTAGAAATATCTGCTGCTTTACGACGTTGAAATTCATCACGCATACGCTTACGGCGTTTTAGCTCACTCAGGATAAGAAACTGTGGTGCATTGCCTGATGGCATCTGCATTTCTTTCATCAATACATCGTCTGATACATCTTTAAGATTGTCCTGAAGCTCTAATATATTCATTATGCTAGACCCTTATATAGACCAAGTGCCGATATGCCTGCGCCAAGTGCTTGTTGTATTGGATTATAGTTAACCATACGTTGCTGTTCTATGTTAGGAGTCACAGGTATACCACGTAGCAGCCCTGCAAATCTTTCATACTGTTGCATTGGGTAGTCACGCTGACGTTGAAAATCTTCGTAAGCAAGGTCAAGTCTACCCTGATCCTCTGCTCTGATGTCACGTCCTACAGATTCAAGTAGCTGTGCGCCCTGTATATCGGCTGCACGTTGACGTTCACCTAAACCTGCAAGACTTTGACCAAGCTGACCAACGTTCATACCAAGACCACCAAGACCTTGAGCAAATGTATTTAGCTGACCTGCTCCTTGCAAAGCCGCTTGTTCTGCGGCAAGAGCCTGACCTGCGCCAAACTGACGAGATTGCTCTAATGCCTGTTGAATACGAGCTAGTTCAGATGCCTCTGCACCTTGCACACGACCCATCTCACCTGCGCGACCTGCTTGCACTCTAGCAAGTTCTGCTGCTTGAGATCTTTCCGCTTCCATTCTTGCTGCACGATCAAGGCCAAACTGCTGTGCCGCTTGTTGGAAAGCCTGCTGCCTGCCTGTAGCTTCTATACCGCCAAGAGTATCCATTAGACCTTCTTCGGCAAGATAATCGCCTACTGCTTGACGTGAACCACCAAATGCACCTGCTTGTACTGCGGCAGCATCTCTGCCTGCCTGCTGCCTTTGAAAGTCTTGTATAGCACCACGCTTCTGCTCATCAACCACTGCATCCATGTAGGGAGACATGTACTGAGCGGCAGCTATACCGCTAAAACGCTCTGGTTGTTGAAAACCAAACTGATTGTAGTTTGCCATACGAAAATTTGAATACGGATCAAACCTACCAGTATCGTACTGACCTATCTCACGAAGATTACCAATCCCCTGTTCTGTATAGCCGATACCTCTACGAGTTACATCCATACCCTCTTGTTGAGCTGCCATTCCTGCACGTTGAGCACCCATAGCTTGTTGCATTCCTGGGATGCCTGACTGCGCTATGCCGCGTGTCATGGCGCGAGAGGCTTGAATATCACCATACATGGAAGATGGAGCAAGGCGCTCACCCTGATAAGGGACATATGTTGACTGACCTGTTACTGGATCAAAAGGCATAGATGCTTCTTCAGCACCCTGAAGCAGCCTGCGAAAGTATGGGTCAGCATACTCAGGTAAGTTTGTTTGACGCACTGTTGAATCTGCGGGTGCTTGCTTGCCTTTTCCCATCTTACAACTCCATTCGGTAAGCTATATATTCAGGATAAAATCCATACTGTTTCAATGCTCTACCCCAACCTTTTCTTCCGTAGCCCTCTAAATGACTACAGCCTAACTCATTTGCGTAACGCTTCATAGTCTCTATTAAATCGTCAGACCATTCTTTCATTTGCGTTCCACCTACCCAATCTAAGGCCAATGCTTTCCGTTGAGGATATATTATGAGTCTTGTAGTAAATGCAGCTACTATGCTGTCATCTTCATCCATTACAACCCAAAGAACATAAGTGCCATCGTAAATGCCGTCTAAGATGTCAATCATTTCTGATTTATCTTTTACTGTGGCTACGCTCTTATTTAATACCCTATCAACTTCCTTCCATATATGACCCACTGCCTCTTGAGGCACTAAGCTTACTTTCACTATCCCACCATTCTTCTTAACACTTCTGGTGCATCTTTTTCGGCTTCGTTAATTTTATCTAAAAACCCGCCTCCAAACGCTTTTTCAAGTGCATTGGTCGTTGGTTGTCGCAACACAAATTCATCTTCGGTTAAAAGAACATCTTGTTGTCCATCAAGCGTAGCGGGAACCATATCATCTTTACCTGACCCATCTCCTGGGCCTTTAACTATTCCTTTTTCGCCCATAGCAAAACGTTCTACAGTATCATCATACTCTCCAGACTGTACGGAATCTATTAATTCTAAATATTGTGCTCTACCATATTTCGCAAGAAAAGTACCTAAGATTATTTTTGCTTCTTCTTCACTTTTCATACCTTTAATTGCAAGAATAGCTTCAGATATAAGGTCTTTCTCATTCATGCCTGCTTCTTCCATCATTGCATCAGCATCGACTTTGGCTTCGCCACCTTTTGCGAGAGATAGTATACCACCATCTGCATAATAGTATGGATATTGTGGTTGTGTGCCATCCATCCTAGGTCTTCTTTGATACTGAAAATATAAACCTTCGCCTCCTCCCGATGCAAATGGATCAGGGTTGTATGTTCTCATCATTGGATTTGGCATCGGTGGACGTGTGTCTTCGTCATCATCATCTTTACCGCTTTGCTGCATCATCTGAGCGTCTGTCATAGCCTGACCCATAAACGCTGCGGGTACTACACCTGGGAGCATAGCTCCTGCTGCCGCGCCTTGAATACCACCCGAAAACAAGCTGCCTTCAGTTCCTGTAGGGAGTGCGGTTAAAAATTTACTACCCTCTATTGAGCTTTGTGCGGCTTGCTGTGCGCCCACTTGTGGACTCAGAATGCGATCCATAGCTGTGCTGTCTTTTAGCCCACCACCCGTAAGACCACCTAGTATTTTGCCGCCTAGAAAAGAAGTAAGTCCTGTTTGTATACCTTTACCAATGTCACCTGTTTGTAGGAAAGAACCAAGCCCTGCGCCAATACCTGCAAGACCTGCGGCTCCCATAGTTCCAAGAAGTGGCACACTGGCAAGCGCACCTGTACCTGCCAGTGCAGGTAATCCTATGCTCATTAACAGGGGTAGAACCATACTAATCTCCAGAAGTTCTATTAAACTTTATCATTTATTACCTCAATCGTCTAGCCAACTATATATCTTCTTTGTCTCTTCTTTACGATGCTTTAGGCCATTATATCCACCGTTTACCCTTTTAGTAATTTTCTTAATTACCTCATCGTTAACACCTTCGTCACATATCTCCCACAACTTGTTTCTATGAAAGAACCAAATCGCACTCTCCATAGGGTATTTTGTGGCTACAAGGTCAGGATCTTTCATGATTTCTGGTAAATCCATGTCTGCTGCAAACTGAGAATAGTTTATTTTTCCCGTGCATTGGAGAAAACCTCTTCCCCGAAACAGCCACCCTTGACCGTCATTTTGCATCCTGTCACCGTATACACGATCAGCTAGTGCCTGTGGGTTACGTGCACAGCTTTCAGCTTCTGCTTCTGTTTTAAAGTATTTGCCAAACACTGCCAGTATAGCTTCCTTGCTGTAGTTTAGATTTTCTTCTACATATCTAAACGTACCGCTTTCATGTACCAACTGACCAAGAAAGTGTGCCCCACGCTCTGGATTTAGAGCGTAGTGATGACAGATCTTCTTTGCAGTGTTAGGGCCAAACGCACCGTCAGGTGTAGCCCCTATCGTTTTTTGTAATGTTTTTAATGCGTCACTCATTACTTCCTCTTAAAGAATGCTGTTGCTCCACGCACACCAAAACTGGCTGAAATTGCAATTCCAAGGCTGTAAAAATACCAGTCTGGGGCTTTAGAGAGTTGTTCAAAACCACGATCAACCCAACCTTCTGCACCTGGAATAAAGGCTAAAATAAGTGGGATTGACAGGACAATGACAAACCATTCGTCTTTCCAACTCGATTGAGAACCCTGTGCCATGATGCGCTCCCAGTCGGCGATTGATGTCTCTTTTGAGAGCATTATTTTCGCTTTTGCTTCCGCCTCTGTAAGTTTTAATTTTGCACTGGCAGCTTGTGCCTGTGACTTTGCATCAAGCCAACTTCCTGCTAGATTGGCTATCGGCCCTATCATCCGAGCAATCATTGTCCACCCCTGTCAGTCTTTGCTTCTTTGTTCATCCAAACAGCAAAACAACCTGTTAATGCGCCCATACATATCGATACCAGACCACTCTGTTCTAGACTTGGATCGGGCAAGCTCATATACCAGTGCACACTTTGATATGTTAAGATCGTAACGACTAACATCATTATTCTGGGAAATACTTTATATTCGTCAATTATTGTTGCGGGCATTACTGACCTCCGAATCTACCAAACCTTTGAGCTAATAAAGCAGCAAGACCTTGCGGGGGCATGAACTGTTGACCTGTTGCAGGGCCACCCTTACCACCGCCGCGCATAATCATATCCATGCCTTGCTGATAATCTTGTTGTGGTGAAGGCATTGGCATTCTAGGAAGAGACACAGGCGTGTCTCCACCTGTAGACGTTACAGGCGTGTCTCCACCTGTAGGTAATTGAAATCCTGGTGGAATCCCAGGAAATCTAGATCTTGGTGGGCCAATCTGTGGTGGGTTAGCCATCCCTTCTGCCATCCTGTTAATCTGCTGTCGTTCTGCTACGCTCATCATCTCCATAGGACGAGGAGCAAGACGTTGTGCGCCACCAAGAACGTCATAGTTCTGAGCCGCATATTGAAATGCGGGACTCATATTAGGGTTAAACTGATTTCTAGCAGCAGCCATGTAATAAGGGACTTGACCTGCCCCCTGTTGAGACTCAAAGATCTGCAATGCTGCTCTACGCATCTCAGGCGTTACTTCTCGACTACGTGGTATAGACGGAAGCCCTGCCTCTGGTGGAGTAGGTGTAGCTATGGGTGTTATTTGAGGATTTTGTTTAGCTGCTTCTCGCTCTGCTCTTAGCCTTCTTTTCTTACGCCTCTTTTTTCTTCTGCTTTCGGGAGTGCCAATAAATCTATCTCTGGCTGCTTTTGCTCCTGCGGTAGGTGGGCCACTTAAATTTAATTTACCCATAAGAGACTTTATACCACTCGCAAGGCCTGATTGCTTTTTATTGCTTGCTTTTTTCTTTTTAGATTTTGATGGTGCGTTAACGCCACCTTTCATATCAGCAAAAGATTTAGGTTTATAGGTGGGTTTTGGTTTGGGTTTTACTGTTTTTGCCCCCGCACCTTTCCTGTCAAAAAAAGATTTAACCATTACAAAGTACCTCCACCTGCTGCTTGCGGCATTGTCACAGTGATAGTTGTGTGCCGTTTAGTTTCTCCTGTCCAAGACTTTCCACAGTCTGGACAATTACCATCTGGGTATGTGGCGACTTCTTCTGGTGTGTCTACTAAGTTATCACAATGATGGCATTGTAATGTATCAACAGAGCTTGAAGGCTTCCACTTGCCACCATCAGGCATTATTATAATTGTTTCATCGCTCATACCACTATCCTTAATTCACCTGTTGAAGTTTTATACACATCATTTACCTCTAAACCACCACTAACAGCGGCTGCATTATCTGCATGTACTGGCAAGTTTAGCAGATTTAAAGTATTAAATACAGCAGTTCCTGGGTTTTGTGTTTGTTGTATGTATACAGAGAAAGCACGAACCACTTCTGCAAAGTATCTTGGATCATACCCTTGTGGGGGTGAGGGGAAGTACGGGGCAGGGATTCCTCTAGTAGACATTATCTTCTTCCATCTTGTCTTATATCTAGTCTTGGCGATCCAAGCCGCCAAGTCATACCTGTCTCTGTTGATGCCACACGAAGTGCCATTGATCTACCTCTTAATCTTACAAAGGTTTGATTAGTAAACTGCTCTACAGGAACGGATGCGGTTTTTGAAATTGTTTCGTCATCTGTCTCAAGGTAATTACCCCCAGGAAAGTTTCTGGCTTTCATCGTAAAAGTTACACTTGGCGTAGACGTTGATGAGTTTCTAAAAGTTACGTCTGGTATTAGCTTGCTAACAAAAGAAAAGTTATTACCGTCACCAATATCAAACTGACTAGACTCAATGTGTGCAGATATAGCTGAAGCAGGGGCTGTGCTCCCATCATCAAAACCATTCTCATGGAAATATAAATATCCATCTAAGCCTGCTGCTATAGGAAACTCTTGGATGCCTCTATCTAGCCAAGCCCCTCTAGCTAA